TCTCCGGTAACGATCCACTGCTTTACCTCAACAGCACTGCCGCAGAAGTCACCACATTGGACTGGATTGATCCAGACAACAGCGGCTTTATCGTCAATCAAGAATCTACGGCTAACGCCAACGTCAACAATGCCACCTACATCGGGTTGGCTATCGCCTGAGGCACATCATGGAACTACGCAACCGCACCACCGGCGCCGTCATCACTGAGGATGAGTTTCGCCGCTCCAATCCCAACACCAGCTTCCCACCGCAGCTCACTGCCGGGATCATCAACGATCTCGGCTACGACCCCGTGCTGGAAGGCCCACAAGCCACCACAATCCCGCCCTATCAGTACAGCCAGCGTGATGGCGTGGTTGAGGTCAACGGGCAGTGGTTCACGCACTACATCGCTGGTCCTGTGTTCCAGGACTACACCGACGACCAAGGCGTGGTACACACCGCTGCTGAGCAGTATGAGGCGTACTGTTTTGCCAAAGACGCTGAGCAGGGCAAGGCTGTCCGAGAAGATCGCAACCGCCGTCTAGCCGAATGTGATTGGACCCAGCTTGCAGACAGCCCGCTGGATCCTGACGGCAAGGGTGCTTGGGCGCTGTACCGCGAAACTCTCCGCATGGTGCCGCAACAGGAAGGCTTCCCTTGGAACGTGCAGTGGCCGCCGAAGCCCGGTGAGAACTGATGGCAGTAAAAAGCAAAACCGGCACCGGCGGCCTGCAGCATCAATCCGGCCCACCGAAGACCACCCGGCAAGGCTATGGGTCACGATCACGGCCACGTCGTCGCGGCAAGAAACCCCTGCGCGGGCAAGGTCGGTAAGCTGAACAGGTAGCTCCATGGCGCCATGATCGAAGTCATTGCTGCCATTGCTGGCGCGTCAATTTCAGTCGCAGCCATGGGTGCTGCTGGCTTCAGTCGCAAATCTGATGAAGCCCGCGAGGCGGTCATCAGGCTTACCTCAGCTGTGGAACACATCGCTTCACAGCTTGAGGTGCTTCATACCGATATCAAAGAAGACCGGAAAGAAACGTTTGGTCGGCTATCGACGGTAGAGCAACGCGTCTCTAAGTTGGAAGCACGTCCACCATCGTGCTGATCATGGATCAGGCCACCACCATTGCGGTGATCGCCATCATCGTTGCAGCAGGCAGTGAGATCATTGCAGTCTCACCGCTTAAATCCAACAGCTGGGTGCAGCTATTGGTGAAGGTGCTGCAGATGGCCTTCCCAAAGCAGCGCCGCTGAATCATGGCCAACGACGCGCCAATCTCGCTGCAGCAGCTGTTCAGGTATTACAAGGCACTGCCGCATCAGAGCGCCGCGATTCAGCAGCTAGAGTCCGATCTGGCCGCCAACGGCTACGACGCCGTGATGCGCAGGGATCGAGACTGGTTTCAGACGTGGAGCCAAGACGGCAAGCAAAGCGATCTAAGCGCCGCGATCAGCTTGATTAAGGAGTTTGAGGGCTGCCATCTCTCGGCATACCCTGACCCGCTCAGCGGCGGCGACCCTTGGACGATTGGCTATGGAACCACGCGCTACAGCGGTGGCGTGCCAGTGAAGCGCGGCGACAAGATCAACGTGATCGAGGCCGACATGCTGCTGCGGCTGGAGGTGGATCGCATTGCTGAGAAGCTGCGCACCACCATCCCGCACTGGAAGGTGATGGATGATCAGCAGCGATCAGCACTGGTGAGCTTCGCCTACAACCTTGGCGCTGGCTTCTACGGATCAGAAGGGTTCGAGACCATCAGCCGTTGCCTGCGTGATCGTGACTGGGCGGCAGTGCCAGCAGCGCTTGAGTTGTACAGGAACCCTGGCACCAACGTGGAGGCTGGCCTGCTGCGGCGCAGGAGAGCAGAAGGCAAGTTATGGGGGCAGCATCAGGCCGCGGTTGAGCCTGAAACCGCAAAGCTGCGGCCCAGTAGTTCATTCAGCGCACGGATCACGCCGCACATCAGGCTGGGAGAATTCGCGCTGGATCAGGAAGCGCGCAGGTTCACCAATCAAGGGCAGCTTGATATTGCAGCGGAGCTGGCCGCATTTTTGGAGCGTGTGCGCGTGCAGTTCGGCGGTAAGCCCATTGTGATCACCTCGGGCTATCGACCGCCGGCCATCAATGCGCAAGTGGGTGGCGCCAGCAACAGCGAGCATCTTTACAAACTCGGTTGCGGTGCGGTCGATTTCTACATCGAAGGTGCCGATATTTATGCGGTGCAGAACTGGTGCGACAAAAACTGGCCTTATAGCCTCGGCTATGGCGCCTACAAAGGCTTTATCCATCTAGGCATCCGCAGCAGCAGGGCTAAGGTGCGCTGGGATTATTGAGGTTCTGTGCTGCTACCTGACCACGAGATTCGCCGGCTGTGCCAACAGTACGGGATGGTGAGCCCATACAACGAAGCTCAGCTGAACCCGGCCAGTTATGACGTGACGCTCGGCGGCCAGATCATGATGGAGGTAGCCAAGACACCGGAGCTGCAGAAGGTTCAGCTGCATGGCCACACGGAGCAAGATCCATTCTGGATTCAGCCTGGTGAATTCTTCTTGGCTGAAACGCAGGAGATCTTCAACCTGCCTAATCACGTCGGCGCTCAGTTCGTGCTGAAGTCCTCCCGCGCACGTGAGGGCTGGGATCACGCTGAGGCCGGCTGGGCGGATCCAGGATGGTTCGGCAGCAGGCTCACCATGGAGCTACGCAATCAGCGGCGGCTGCATCCGCTGCCAATCTGGCCGGGCTTGCGCATCGGACAGATGAAGTTCCTGTTGGTCAGCGGCACCGTGGAGCGGAGTTATGCGGAGACTGGCCGATACAACGGGCATCTCGGCGTGCATGGATCGCTCGGCTAAGCCGCCGGCGCTTTTTTCATCGGGTGCGCTAGCGGCGCCATGCGCAGCCGGTAGATCTTGCCCGGCGCTTCGGCTGGATCATCCATCGGCAGCATCATGTAATCGTCGCAGCCGTGGCTTTCAGCGAAGTGGCTGGCGGCCTGATGCGTGGCGAATGGCCCGATGTGCCACGGGCCGATGCGCAGTAGGTATTGCATGGCGGGACAGTAGCGCGAATCCTGCCGCCGAATCCCGTAGCAATTCTGCAGTCTCATGAGACGCAGTGGCGACCGCTACCGTATGCCAAGCGGCGCATGGTCATGCAGGGCTACTTCCTGGAGATTAACGCAAAGCTGTTCATACGGTCCAACACGTCCGCGGATGATCTGCCGGGCGATATCTACAGCCATATGGCTGAGTTCATCCGATCCGATGAGGACATCATTGATATCGAGGTGAACGCGGTTCCTATCCCGCCAGATCTGTGTGGACCGTCATCGGATTGATGAGACGCGGCTGGTCACACGGCGATCAGCGCGTGATCAGATTCTGCTGGCTTGGAACTATCAATGCGCCTACTGCGGCGCAGATCTTGGCCGCAGCCCGACCATTGATCACGTAATCCCCAAAGCGCACGGCGGCACCACCACGCCATCGAATTTGGTGGCCTGCTGCATGGGATGCAACTGCAGCAAGGGCCATAAGCCTTGGGTGGACTGGTACAGAGCCCAGCCTTTCTGGTCAGCATTAGGCGAATGGGCCATTGCGCAGTGGCTGCAGGATGACGCTACGCTTTCGGCCTAGACCTTTTTCGAGGGCTAGGCGGAACCGCAGCGGCCGGCTGCGGTGAGGTGGGCACCGCGTGAGGACCCGCCACCGGCCACCCCATTGCACAGCCCGATGCCAAGGCAGAGCGGGAACCTGCTTAGGTTACGGCAGGATCCTGCTGCACACCCACAGCGCAAGCAGGCACGTCACCCAATATTCCACCACCAAGATCAACAGGTCGTGTAGCATCACCGGCCAAGCAGGTGATCGAGGTATAACTCGGCCTGCCATAGATCAGAGCTGTAGCGGCAGATGCCACCCACGCAGCTGCGGTAATACACCTCGCCGTGCACTGGCATCAACGTCTCGATATAGCCGCCATCTCGATCTGTGCGGCTGATCACCTCTGGTCCGAACATTGCCGCGCCTCTTGCTGGTGGATCCATACCTTCAGTCTGCCGACATACTCCCGCAGCACTTGCGCCTGCTGCAGGTGGAATGGGTCTCTGCTGACAAACCACAGCTGGTTGTGGCGATCAATCGCCTGTAACGACTGGTGGATCAGCGGACACCAATCAGCGCGTATAGGAGTGGCCCACTCACGTGGCACGTTCGTACATTTCACAGCGGGACGCATAACGCCCGCCACTACGTTTTGATTCTGGCAACTCCAGGCCGCACGCCTGGTGGCGCATCTCCCAGTAGTGGCAATCCCAGCACATCATTGGCCCATCAGCGGGGCGGATACGATTGCGTGCTGCCTGATAGATCTGCTGCGCCTTAATGAGCGCCGTCTGCAGGTGCACCGTGCCCGTGTCCATCTCCAGCTGGTGTTCAGGCTTAGGGCCGAGCACCACACGAGCGTGCCAGTTGCGATCAGAACGGCTGCACACCAGCAGCAAACGGCCAGCGTGCAGGCTGATCATTCATCCTCCCCGTAAGCCGGCTGATGGAAGATCCGCTCTAGCGTCATGCTGGCCGGCTCCTCAGGCCCATCCGTGACATACGCAGCGACCGGATCCGTGCCATCAGCTGCCACGTATACGCATGAGTAGCCGTAAGGCTTCACCACCACCAGACCCGTGCGCTTGCTGCGCGTGAGAATCCGCAACGCAAGGCGTTCAATCAGATTGAGGCCAGGCAGCTGGTGCATCATCCCTCCAGTTTGGCAATCAGACGGTCGATATACCAGCGGCATTTGCGGGCGTCTTCAAGCGCGTGAGGGCCGCGGCGGTAGTGATCTGGATTGATTGGATTAGTCATTGAAAGCGGCCTCAGCAATGACAGGGAACTGCTCGGTGAAGATCTCACGCGCGGCCAGCGCGATCTCGCGGTGCTCTAACTGGGTCTCTGGCCCGCAGCGCACAACGAAATAGTGCAGCCAAGAGCGAAGCGTGCCGTGCATATAGAGCGTGGTGCGAGTGCTGAGGGGCAAAATGCGGCGGGCAGTTTCCTTGGCAACGCCCGCCATCAGCATGTCGCCGTAGAGCTTGGTGGCGTCTTGGTACAACGAACCGATGCGATCCAACAGCTCAATCTTCAGATCAATAGGCAGATCATCCACGCTGTTCTGCCGGTTGGTTACGTCTTGACGCCGCAGCCGCGGAATCACTGGCCGCTGCGCTTCGGCATACCTGGTGCTGAACTCTTGGAAACTGAACGACCTGTGACGCAGGATCTGCGCCGCAATGTCGCGTTCGGTTTCGATCTTCAGGCACAGGTTGGCCATCTCAAACGGTGACCAGTGCCGATGCCGGATCAGA